GCGCGTTGTTCTTCCCTGTCCACTGCCACCTAAATAAACGACATTACCATGGCTGTTAACTCCTGCACCGCCATTGCTCCCACCATCTCCTCCGCCGCAAAGTGTTACACCCGGTGCGTAATAGGACCCCCCACCACCACCGGAACCACCACTTCCACCATCATTTCCACCGCCATTTCTTCCCTGTCCTGCCCCTCCCCCTTTTGCCGTAAGATAATTTCCCACAACTGTATTTCCCCCAGCTCCTCCGTTATTTCCAGACCCATTATATATACCTGCTTCCCCTCCATTTCCAATGGTCACCGGTATTTTCTGACCTGGGGTAACTTTAACATCTTTAACAGTGACGGTGTATCCACCGCCTCCACCAGAACCATTACCGTACCGACTATTTCCGCCAGAACCTCCGCCCGCGCCTCCCCCAACACCAAATATATCAATAGCACCAACGCCTTCTGGAACAGTGAACTCTCCCGAGGATGTGAATGTCTTTATTCCTTTCGCTATTACCTCAACACAGGAAAATGCATCTGGATGTATCCATTCGATATTATTCTTTGAAACATAACTGAATGCCTTAAGATAATAGGTCTTATTTGATACGAAACCATTTACGACTGCATTGGATATCCCAGAGGCCATGACATTACTGCCATAACCTTTATAATATCTTGTTCCATCATCAACGTTTTCTGGATAACCGTCTGTTTTTCCCACGATGATTACTCCTGAAAACGGCCCCTTCAATGGATTTTGCCATGTAAACATGATTGCCGTGGAAGAGTACACGGCACCATTAAAAGACAGTATACTCTGTACATCCATCTCACCCTCTATGACTTCATCATTGCTGTCCGCTGTTAATGCAGTCTCGCCCTTTAGTATATGGGCCTTTACCACGGTCACATCATCTGAAGTGATGCCTCCGCTCCCGCCTGTCATCAATATTTCTCCCATCTATCTTTACACTCCTTTCAAGCCCACGGTTAGGTCAATCGTGGGTTTCTTATTGTAGCATTTAAATGTTGCCTGCCCATCTGCCGTGTCCCCATCGTCAATCATTCCAAATGCCTTGTTATACGCTTTCACCTGTTCCGGCGTTGCCCCATCTGCAATCACCTTTACCAGTATGGGGTTGTCCTCCGTTGTCAGCCCCTCTATCGGCACAGTCTGGGTATATGGGGCCGCGGTGCTCCATCCGGATGCCTGGAGCGTGACGGGTACAACATGGTTCAGGGCATTCACTGCCTTATTCGTAGCGTTAATGTCATTCTGTCCAAACTTATCCCCCTTCTGGGTATATGGAGTGGCATCTGCTATCATGCAGGTACCATCCTCATTGGTGGCAATCCTCCAAATCCTGGAACCCTCAAAGATGTCGTCCTTATAATCTGTTTTTAAACTCATTACTCAAATGCACCTCCATTAAGTGTGAACGCCAGGCGCCTGATTCCTTCGGCCCTTCCTAATATATTCCTGTATATCTTCAGGCAGGCGGATTCAATACGGTTCAACTCTTGCCAGTCAATGAATGGGCCGTTGTCATGATAAAACTGCCTCTCTCCTACATTGAAGGGAAATGTCCCTACGCAGACGTGGTCTATATTGGCCTCAAAGTGGTTAATTTCATCTGCATAGAAGCCGTAATCCTGGTATGTCTTATCCGCTCCCATTTCCTCAAATTCAAAGTCTGGCCACAGAGCAAGGGCCTGGGCGCGTATCTCATTGATATTGCCCTTGATACGGTTATAATCTCCGATATTAAAATAATCACCGGACTGCCAGTCTGTTTTTGGCTGTTGCCACATAACTCATGTCCCTCCTCGCTTTAATGGTTCCGCTCAGTCCACCATTGAATTTCAAAGTATGGTCCGTCACCCGTATCAATAAATCCGGAACATACTTATTTTCCAAAAAGGCAATGTCATTGGCATCCATCCTGGGTTCCCCACGATACTGCAGGTCATATTCCCGGTCCGATTTGAGGTAATCTCCTATCCAATCAGCAAGATTGGCTGCATGAGCCCCATCTGACACCAGGGGGTTCTCCCAGGTTTCCAGGCTACCCGTTGGGTTGAGCTGCCTGCTGACCTTAGTCTGCGTTATAAGGTATTCCTTACCCATAACCACCACCTCGGTGACCCCCGCAATGCCTGTAAGCTCCACTGTGGCATAATAGGCACTGCTGCCTATGATTGTTGCTGTCTGACCTTCTGACGGTTCTATGAGCATCACTGACAGGTCGTAGGAGGCATTGGACAGGTAAAACGTATACTGTTTATCCTGTTCTGTCACTGCTATGGTCTCCCTCACAAGCTCCTTTGTGCCGTCTGTACTGAGATTGTACATGGTGCGTACCACCTGCAGTTCCCTGACTCTGGCCAGCTGCGTGCCCTTTGGGGTCTTGGTCAGCTCTACGCCATACTCAAGGATATAATCCGTACTGTCACCGAAGGTTATGTTATCCAGGACCACGCGATTATTTGGGCATCCTCGAACAAATTCCAGTTCCAGGAAGTCAAATTCCGGGAACTCATGGCTTACCACATAGGTCTGGGTGAGCCCTGAAACCATGTAATCCTCCTGCAATGCACCATTGTAATAGGCATGGAACACGACCGTATCCGGCCAGTTCTGACCAAATTCCAGGGTTAGTCCAAAGCACTTGTACGCTGCCTCCATGGTAATTCCGACTGTGGGGTTGTCTGCAAACAACCCATTATCTCCAGCGACGGCCTCCGATACATAGCCCGTATTGAGATATGTGATTCCATCGGTCTGCCTTGGAAGGAAATATTGTGTGCTGGATACGCCTGTATAATCCTGACCAGGCAGGGCATACGTTTCCTTTTTCGCATGGTCCAGGATAGCTGCCGCATGAGAAAAGTACGTCTCGTTGTCAGATGTCGCTACCATATCCGGCACAAAACTGGATTTAAGGATTATTCTACCGGCCCGGTTCTGATACAGGATACACCTGCCGGCATTAGCAATCAGCTGCAGAGCTTCCTTATGCGTTACTACCGGCATCGGGTTGACCACCAGAACATCCTTAAGATATGGATCTATCCAGCAGTTCCGGTAATCCACCTGGGCATCCGACAGGACGTCCACTGCTATGTCATACAGGCTCATACCATTCGGATGGTACTGGCCGCGGTAATATGTACTGTCCATCCCATCAAAACAATCCGATGCTTGGAAGTCCATTTCCGTATCATCAGCTGACCATGATTTCAGTGCGAGTAATGTTCCCGAAATCCACTCAATCGTCCCATCATCCATGGCTTGACCATAAAGGACCTCAACTTGTTGGCCAATCTCCAAAAAGTTTATCGTGCTCTCCTCATTCTCCACGTCATAGGCCCTGTCCTTGTTATCCACAGTCACATCAAAATCAATAGTAGGCAGCTCCTCCGATATCGGACTGATATGCTCTTTCTTAGTTGCAGACAATATTTTCTTGCTGTCAAAATAGACACCAATACCCATGGTAATCTGATTGATGCGGAACCGGCTCTGTCCATTGACCATGGCTGCTGGCACAAACCTCAAGAAAGTAGCTCCCTCAAAAATCACCTCCGTCACATAATGGCCATCCGCATTATTCGTTACATTCAAGGTTCGGTTGTCTGAAATGATGGTAAATTCTACGGGATATGCCTTGCCAAATTCCACCGTCAGCCCCTTAATGTCATATTGAACGGGAAACCGGATTTCAATTTCTCCCTTAAGGCCATCCGTCACGATTCCCTGATTGAGCACCACGTCTGCTGCATCCTTGGGAAGGAAATACATGCTGCCATCCACCGTGGTATAGTCCTGGTCACAGGTTGCATATAGCTCCTGTACCTTGTAGTTATCCATGGGCTTTACTAGGTCGGAATAATAGGTATACACATCCCGCTCAGGTATGTAAGCGGATGCCTGGGCCTGCTGGTTAATCAGGCCAATGGTGACACGCAGGTAAGACAGTGGGTTCCTCCACTTCCTGCGCATCATGTCCTTATATTCATTACTTGCCGCCTGCACTACTCCATCACCCCGCAGTCTATCAGGTTCACCTTACAGTCTTTATACATGGTGGGCAGCCCATCCGGACCTATCTCATCTATCTTGGCCGTCCGGTTCCCCGGATACATCCGCTCTGTTTTCCAGCAGTTGTTTTTCATGTCCGGAAACTTGACCGTCACCACAAACTCCTCAAACTCTTTCAGGATGCTGCTCCAGGTCGCCGCATCCAGGTATGACCACTGCAGGCCGTCAATCTTATCCTGGTCACGGCCCACGCGCTGCCCTACGAATTCCCCCAGGGCATTCTTGCCCTGGTTCACGTTCGTAGCAATGGTTAGGCCTGGACCCCGGTCATAGTTTGGATATTCATGTCCATTGATATAGATTGGCACTTAGTCCACCTCCTTTATGTAGTCCGCATGGTGTATCCATTACGCTTATCCAGTTCCACTAATTTCTTCTTTATCTCCCGGATGTCGATATTGACCGTCAAGTCCATCTGCTCTATCAGGTCAATGATACGCTGTAGCAGGTCTACCATGATGGACAGATACTGCTCACTCATGCCATTACTGCTTGTTTGGGAAGCTAAAGCTACCGCCCGGTCCACCATTTCCTGCATCTTATCCTCGGGCGCTACAATCTCGCCATAGTGCCTGTTATCACCTATCATGGCCAGCTGCGGGGTGTTGGCGCGGACAAAACCGCCCTGGGCCAGACGCGGAAGATGGATGTTTGGTATATTCGGGATAAAATCAGCGCCGATGCCTGGTACCTTATCCGCCACCTCATTTACGGCGTCTATCATGGCATTAATTGCATCAATAACCCTGTTGGCCATGCTTTCTACACCATTGATAATCAGGTTGATGATACCCTTTATATCTGCCCAGATACCGTCCCAGGTTTCTTTTGTCTTTGTTCTCACCGTATCCCAGACCCCGGCAATAGCATCTTTCATGGCCGTGAACTTCTCATCCACTGCTGTCTTGATTGTATCCCACAGATTTGATACGAATTCCTTAATGGATTCCCATATTTCTGATGTCTTACTCTTGACATTCTCCCAGGCCGTGCTGATGGATGTCTTGATAGCATTGAATAATGTATTGGCCAGAGACTTAAGCCAGTTCCAAAGAGTATTCAAAAGTGTCTTGATTCCGTTCCAGATGGTACTGGTTGCTCCAGATATAGCAGTCCACGCCAGGTTAACAACATTTTGAATGAATGTTACTGCACCAGAAACGAGCTCTTTCAATGTCTCCCAAATACCGGTGAATATTTCCTTGATTCCTTCCCACGCAAGACTCCAGTCACCAGTGAACACACCAACAACGAAGTCAATTACACCGCCAAGTGCTGTGAGCAATCCTTCTATGATACCCGAAACGGATTCCCAGAAACCAAAGAATGTATCAATGGCGGCTTGTAGGCATGAAGCTATGACCGGTGCCACATTGGACATAAACCATTCAATGAATGGCTGTAGAGCTCCGGTCCATAATTTTGTGACCGCATCTGCTACTTTTCCACCAAATTCCAAGAATTTATCAATCAGTGAGCTGAGATACTGGTCTTTAAATTCCACAAACCGCGTTGACAAATTCTGTAATACCGGAAGGATATGGGCATTATACAGATTAAGCCACAAAGTACCAATTTCCGTAAACCCTTGTCTGAAAGTTGCCAGCATGGGGGCTACATGCTCATCATATGTGGTACCTATCTTTTCAAAAGTTTCCGCAGCTAAATCTTTGATTGTAGAAAAAACAGGTTCAACCGCGCTGAATGTATCTTCCAGGGTTGTCCTGATGTAATCCGCATTTTCGATGAAGGGAGCTGTAATTGTATCCAATACATCCGCCGCAAAAGTCCCTGCTAGTTCCGTACCACCCATGAAGGCTTCGGAAAATATCCCAATAATATCGACATTAATCTGCTTTGCACTGTCACTGCGAAGGGACGAAAAAACCGTTGACCACGCTTTTGCTACTTTACCTTCTATTTCAGCAATACGTGAGCCAATGTCAAACATGGCAACGATATATTCCTTTATACGGTCTTTATTCTGCTGTAAAAACAGGCTGATTCCACCCAACAGATTATCCGCAATGGATGCCCCTATACTGGCGACAGAACCTGCTATCTTGCCCAGATTGATGGCCAGGATATTGGCAAACCGGTTGGCGGCCTGCTGCACCTCCGGAGATGTGAATATCTCCGTCAGGCTGTCCTTGATGCCCTGGATGGACTCTTTCATGCTGTCCAGGACGCTGGTATCACCAAAGCCGACCTTGAACCCTGCCATGAACAGGTTCTTAAGCTGGTTGGCTTTGTCAATCAGTCCCTGGTACTTGTTGTCCATCTCGTCCACAGCCGAGGTATCAAGCTCGCCCATGTCAAATTCATCTGCGGAGTACCCACCGCCAGCTCCGCCTCCGGAACCGCCTCCACTGGAATCCGTATCCGGGCTGATGATGTTGAGCTCGTCAATGCCGGTGGTGATGCTCTTCATGTCCTTGGCGGCCTTCTTGGCAGCCCCACCAGCCCCACCTGCAGCTGCTCCCGCCTTATCGGCTGACTGGGCCATCGCATCCATACCGGCCGTGGCTGCAGATGCACCTCCCCCGCCCTTCTTCCCAGTTACCATCTCCGTGAATGCCTTGAAGGCATTGGCCAGGCTCATCAGCTTACTGATGATGCGGTTGATTACCTGGATGACCGGTGTCAGTACATTAATGAGTCCTTGTCCGATTGTGGCTTTAAGGCTGTCAAACTGCAGCTTCAGGACACGCACCTGGTTTGCCCAGCCATCCGCCGTCCGGATGAAGTCCCCGGATGCCAGGGACAGCTGGTCCTGCACGAACTTATACCGCAGCGCCACCTTCTCAGCCTCAGACATCTTTGCCGTCACCTTACCATAGCCATTGGCCAGGGCATAGCTGTCAAGGGCGCTCTGGGTCATGACAATGCCAAGGTCCTTAAGAGTCTCTGTTTCACCCGTGAACACGGATTTCAGCTTTGTATAGGCCTCGTCCTGGCTAATGTTGTAGAAGGACGCCACGTCCCCAGCCAGACCAGTCAAGGTCGTGGACATCTCATAGGCTGCCTGTTCACCAAAACCGAATGCTTTAGCCATTGCGCCGAAGGTGCCAGTAAACCTCTTAGCCATGGTCTCGGACAGGCCAAAGGAGGTTATGGCGTTCTTGGCAAAGTCGTCCACCTGTTTGGACATACGTGGGAACGTGACATCCACCACATTCTGGACTTCCGCCAGGTCGGACCCCAATTCAATACACTGTGCGCCGAAGTCTATGATCTTCTTTACTGCAAACGCCGCCGCGAGAGCAGCTCCCGCCTTTTTAGCCAGCCCCTGTATTCCGGCCATCTGCTGTTTAAATTGATTCTGGTTGACCACAAGGTCAAGGCCAATCTGGCCTACGCTGTCAGCTGCCATACATATCACCTGCCTTTTAATTCAAAAGCAGGCTCTGGCTCGCTACTCCTTTGGTGCGGCTCTTGGCTCTGTCATTTTTATATCCAACCTGTTTATGGTTTTACATCTGGGACATTTAATTTCCCCCTTAACGTATTCCGCCAGGAGAAGGGTCTGTCCACATCTTACACATCTTACTTTCTCAATCTTAACCACCTCCGCACATAGCCGCAAACATCTTCTCCAGGCCGGCCATTTCCTTCTCGAAGGTTTCCCCATCCATTTCTTTCATTTCCCGGTTACGCCAGTCATCATATATCCGGCGCTGGTCCTTTGTATAATGTTTGATGATATCCTTATCCGTTTCGGACCGGATGGCTACCACACGGCCTAATGCCGTCTCCGGGGACAGGCCGGCAATCAGTGCCTTGAATTCGTCCCAGGAGACTGTTTCAAATTCTTTCGTTCGTATACGCAACCCGTACTGCGACAGGAAGCTGGAGACTATCAGGTCCCAATCCTCAAACATATCGTAGTACGGGTCACTGCTCTCCCCCGGCAGGTTCCTCCATGCCGGAAATGAGCTGGACCGCTTCCTGCACTACAATAATCAAGTCATTGAATCCCAGTTTCATCCTCTCTATCTCTTTCTTGGACTTTTCTGGGAACATCATGTCGTAGGCCTCCAGGATTTCCTGTGCACCAGGGTCATTAGCCGACATCAGTCCCATGACCTTAAGCATGGTCGGGGCATCCGCATTCACTTCTATGGCCTTTCCCTTGATTACCAGGGATGGATTCCCTTCAAAACTCAATTTATCTGTGATATCTACTTTCCTTGCCATTCGTTATTCCTCCTTATGCTCCTGGTGTGGGCGCCGGTGTAAATGTCGGGGCGCCATATCCCGTCACTTCAAATTCCAGGGTGTCAATGTTGGTTGTATCACCGCCGCCCGGAGTGGTCACATTCACAACCACGTCACAGGCCAGCTTTGCGCCGGATACCATGGTCCACTCAAACTTCGTCATGACGTCCTGTCCGAACTTCCAGGCCAGGCCGGCAATATAGTCATTGGCCGGGTCACCTACTGACCTCTTTCCTTTGAAGGAAAATCCCAGCTTCTTTCCTGTCATGGCTGCTTTTGCCCAGCCCTTTGCATCCATGGCATACCATTCCTCTACGGTACCGTCAATGGACGGAGCGAAATTCTCCAAATCTAACGGTACAGCCATATTCTCCTCTGTGCTTTCAAGGCCTTTTATGCCAAACTTAAACACATTGTTATGCACCGGATAAACTTTTCCTGCTGCATCTGCCATATCTCATTCCTCACTTTCTCTGATACACAAAATCCAGCCATATCACATATTCATATACACCTTTTTCATCCGTTCCCACGTCAACCGGTTCCGGTACCTGGAGGATGATACAATTAATGGGTGTATCCCCCATGGACAGGCTGGATACATTTTTAAGTTTCTCATACAGCTCATAGGCGGCCCGCTCTGATGCCTGTACGTCCCTGTCCCAATGGACCAGCAGGGAGATGCGCCGGATGTCGTAGCTGCTATAATCATGTCCCCCCAGGGCCATCACGGGAGGACCGCTGCCCTGCCGGTGATATACACCAATGGAATGGTCCTTCTTGCTGTTCAGCTTCCCGATATAGACATTCCTGTCAGCCGTAATTCCCAGGCCTCCTATGTATCCCCGGATGTTATCCAAGGTCAGCATCATATACCACCTACTTTCTTGTAAAACCGCTTAAATGCATTCCTGGCAAAATCCTGGCTTACTCCACCAGGTAGCCACGGTTCATACCATTCGCCGCCGGCAAACGGGTTTTCGTCCGTCTGGAAATTGTATTCCGGATGAAAATACAGACGCCGCGCATAGGGCGTGTTTACCACCAGCGTTGCTTTCCCTTGACCACATTCTTTGTAATCCGCAAAAAAGCTGTCTTCCTCCAGGTGACCTGTGTCAAAAGGCATCACCTGGGCCTGGACAACCTCCGTGTGTAGTGCCTCCGCTGTCATCTCCAAGGCAGTCACTGCCGCCTGTGTCAGCTGTTTAATCCGCGGGAAATTCATCTTCACAGTTGATTTAACCTGCATCAGACCACCTCCAACTGACAATAGTTCACCGTCCCGTCCGGGTTTCTGGCCTTCATCCCCTGCTCTATCCTCCGTTCTTCCCCGAATATGGTAACGGTACCCCCGCTTAAAGTTGGAAAATCCGGGGCAATGTCCCCAGGAAACAGGGCTGTACCAGTTATTTGCACCAGCTTCTTTTCCGCGGTAAGAATGGTCTTAGCTCTGTCCTGGAAATTACATTTCAATTCCAGGTCCAGCGCCTTCTCCGGCTGACCATGGTTATCCGTGTCCTCCGACTCCAGATGGACATGTATATCTGTCTTACATAGCCGTTTTGGAACTAAGCATGGATATTTCATGGTTCACCTCGCTAACCGGCAGCACAGGCCTGTCTGGGACAGCAGAGCATACACATCACGCTTCATAGCCACGCCCTTGTCCGTAAATACGTTCCAGCTGCTGCCAAACTGTGCCGATACACCATTGATGCTGTAGCCCTGCAGGATGGTGTTAATCTCGTCCGCATTTTCCCATTCAAAGTCCGCCTGCTGGCAGACCACTTCTTGGATAACATCCTGCTGGAAGGCTGTCAGATTAGAAAATCCCCGGCCCACAATACGGTTGTAGGTTAGGGAATCAACGTGGCGGCTGGCCTGCTTAAGGGCCTTGTCCAGCTCGTCCATGGGGATTACATCTCCCTTGTATGCATCACAGTAGTAGTCATAGGTGACATAGGGTTCATAGGGCATGTTATTCACCCGCCTTTTTACTCTCCGCTTTCTTTGCCGGTTCCTGCTTTGGGGCCTGGAGGGCTGCAATCTCTGCTTTCAAAGCTTCGTTTTCAGTGTATCTTTCAGCCGCTATGTTCTGCAGATGCTCAATCTCTTTAACCGCCTTCATGTATTCATCATAAGGCACTGTCTTCCCGCGTCCATACGCGGTCACCCGGCCGTCATCACCCACAATATCAAAGCCCGCATCCTGATAGGACTTCTGCTGGCTTTCATCAATGGTGTACTCTTTATTTCCCTTAACTGCTCTCATACTACCTCCTTACGCTCCGGCTGCCTCTACGTTCATGGCACATCCCTCCACCTTCTTTTCCAGAAGGAACAGGTCGCCATAGCAACGGTTCTGATACAAATATCCGTCCGCCGTTCTTGAATCCGTTCCTGGGGTGAACAGCTTGATGTAGCTGTATTTGTCGCGGCAGACCACACAGGATGTGTGAATCAGAATCCAGTTAATCTGCTTGGCGTCAGCGGAAGCTACACAGCCGGTTGTAAAGTCATACTTCGTCTTCATCCTGGCTGCCGGAACCATCTTTATGGTCACATCATCCAAGCTATGTACCTTACGGTTGATTGTAGACGGGGATGCGACGGTCATAACCCTCTGGAGTCCTTCTGCCTCCTTCACAATCTTATTCATGGTTGGGGTGACATACAGCATCCTCCCCTCCTCCGGAACACCGGCCTCGTCCATCCTCGCCATTTCCTCGTCAAATGCTTCCAAGAAATTGGCTGCCGTAATCACATCGGTACTAATACGGCCTGAATAGGTGGTCAGCTCTGCATGAAGTTTAGAATAGCGGTAGGAATCTTTTTCCGGGATAGCCTGTTCGGTCTCAAACGTGTTCTGTATGTTTGCCACGGATAAGGTCAGGTTTGTTTCGTCAATGTCCATGGGGTCAATCCAGAACTCCACATCCCTGTCGTGTTCCAGCTTCTTTGCCTCCCAGTCATTACTCAGGGTGCCTACATTGAATCCCGGTGTCCTGGTATGGTCCTTATACCCTGTCACTGCCATCCTTGGAAGTTTGATAGTCTGGGCATTGATGAACTTCACCTGCTGGTTACTCTGTGTTAAAGCATCAGAGCATAATTCCTTTGCGTACTTCTGCTGGAGCAGCTGTGTAAAGGTTGTTGCATAATCATATACTGCCATTTCTTAATCCTCTCTTTCATTAAAGTCCGAACGCCTTTTTAAGGGCGTCGTCTGTCGCCTGCGTCTGCTGTTGCCCACTGGCTGCTCCCACCTGGATGAACCCGGTGGAGCCTGATGCCTGGGGTTTCAGCGCCGGCACGTCCTCAAGTACCTTGTCCAGAGCCGCTTTAAGCGCCTCATCGTTGATTTTCCCATCCTGCCCCATGACCTGACTTAAGTCGGCCATCTTAAGGACATATGGAATTGTTTTGGCATCAATCCCCAGTGATACTGCCGCCATGGTGGCTGCACTGTCAATCATGGCCTTCTGAGCCACTGCCTGAGCCTGGGTGAGCTGCTGCTGGATTGCACCTACATCTGGCTGCTGGGCCGCCTTCTGCTGCTTAAATGTGGCAATGGCCTGTTCCATTTCTTCCTGGCTGAGCCCCTGCTGCTTGAAGTAGGCTTTCAAGGCCGTGTCCTCCTTAGCGGCCAGAGTTCCTTCCAGCATTTGCTGGATTTTAGCATAATCAATTGCCGGGGATGCCTGCTGTCCTGTTTGAGTTTGTGTCTGCTGCTGATTCTGACCTCCTGCCGGCGGCTCTGCTCCACCTGCGGGCTCAGCAAATAACTGTAAGTTCATACGTTTCATCATCCATACCTCCATTTTAAGGGTGTCACCCTGTAATTTTTATTGCATCCATTGTCATCAGTGTCGCTGGCCACGCAGCAGTTTTAAGCCATGCTCGTGTTTGGGCGTAAAAATAACACCCGGGATAGTCCCGCGTGCTTATCGCAAATTATAACCTGTCCGTTTCATGTTTTTTGTTACAGCATTAATGATTTCATCTTCATCCAGATGTGCCGTAACATCCATGGAAACTTTCGTCACAGCCGGCTCGTAAGTTGCAAGGAAGATATCCGGCTTACACGGATATATCTCTCCTGCTATACCACGGATAATATAATCCCCCACACTGGCCTCATGTACACCTTCCAGAGTCTGAATCATGAATTTTACATCCGGCGTCCCTGCATTTTCAAACCACGCCACCTTGCTTTTGATAGCCTCGATAATCCATTCAGGGTCATCCTCCTGTCCATTGAAAAGCCTCAATTACCACTGGTTTCTTTCTGTATTTCATTCTTATCCTCTCTTTCCGTTGCGATATCGCAACAAATAAAATACCACCGGCCATTACTGACTGGTGGTATCATGTTTCTTTTTATATTCTTCCAGCTCTTCTTTTGTCGGCATCGGAATCACAATATCATCATGATCCTGAGCAAAAAACGTCCCTTTTGGATACTCGCCGATTGGACGATCAACGTCCCGAAAACTTACTATATGCTTTTCTTTCATTTTTCCTCCATAAAATATGTAAAACCATACTTTGATGTCAGTTTATCTAGGATGCGTCTCTGATATTCAATTGAGTAGTCATTATCTGTTGTAATCCGACCAGACAATACCTCTTCATACATTTCATTCTGTAACGATAACTGGATCTCAGAATATTCTTTTTCCAACTTTTCAAAGGAATTGATTCCTTCCGGCCATTCCGCAGGCTGTCTTATGACATACACCCCATCACGACCAATGGCACGCAACTCTGTGACACCAGTTCTGCCCATCATATCAATATCATCCACTGAAAAGGTAGCTCCACTTGGATGATTGTGGGTTAACACACCACCTGGCATTAGCGCTGTCTCTTCATCGGTATACACAATCCTGTCTTTTTCTCCGCGTTTCTTTAAGATACGGTTTCCTTGGGAATCGTACAATATCCCATATTCATTTTTATGTCCAGCAATGGAAGCCTCGTCAAGCCTACGTCTTTCAATTGCATCATCCGACCACCCATCTGTTTTAATTATACCAGAGTCCTGATACTTGGCAAGCCTTCGTTTCCAGTCTTTTTCTTTTGCCGTATACATGGTCTTGTTTTCAGGAGATAATGAGTGTTCTGCCAGCCTCCCATACTTTTCTGCCTGCCTTGATACATACTGCTGCTCTGCTTCCTTCTTGTTTGCCAGTCCAATATTTTTTAATTCCTTTTCCGTCCAGGTATCGTCCGCCGTGGAGATGCCAGGGAAATAGGTTGTATGACTGTCCTTGCATCTGGGGTGATACAGTCCGGATGCTATGGCCTTACTCATGAGGGGATACGGCCCATCGGATTTCTTTCCGCCGGACCAGACGTCGTCAATCAGGACTTTACCGACAAAGGGCAGACACTTAGGACATGGGTTGCCGCGCTTAGCCATGATGACCGTGGCAATCCCCCATTCCCGCCTTTTCTCCCCCTCGCCCTGTAGGTAAGCCCGCTTGGATGCAGTCCGGATGGCCATGTCGGCATAATCCGCCAGGGTATGACGGGCACCATTGACATACTCCACACAGTTAAGTCCCCGGGAAAGCATGTCCTTGGTAGCCATATCAACGGCTTTCTCGTAGGTACCGGCGCCGGAATTGGCGTATACCTGGGCATTAAAGATGGCCTTCCGATACTGGTCGTTGGCCATGCGAAGGACGGCTGTTTCTGCCTGCTGCATATCATTGGTGGTTGCCTTAATCAAGGCCTCCAATTTTCGGTCATTGAGCCGGAAAAACTCTGCCGTGACGCCTTGACTGATTTTCTTAGCAGGAAAACCTTTCCGGATGGCATCGAGTATCTTGACTTCCTGCTGCATATTACCGCGTTGCCTGGATATCCGTATCAGCTCTCCCATTTCTTTGTTGAGGTCCTGGAATCGGCCCTTAAAGCGCTTCTGGTTGTCCCTCTTGTACTTCTCCAGGGCTTTCAACTGCTCAGCCTGCCACATGGACCACTCAATGCCTTCTTTGGTCTCTTCGGCCCGGTGCCGGTCCATGTTGCGAATCATGGAGGCAATCAGCTCATCCTCTATGGCTTTGAAGGCGCCGCCGATATCGTACTCTGTCAACGGCATCACCTCCCATTTGCATGTACCTTGAACCCCTGCACCTTAAACTGCCGTGTCAGACTCTTAAGCTGTGTAACGCTGCTACACTTATCACAGCGCAGCTCTGCATATCCCTGCTTCTCAATGGCGTATATCCCGAATAGCACCTGATCACTTGCCACCTGCAGCAGCCCCTGGTACTCCTTCTGGTTCATCTGGTACAGGCGGTTCATTACCTTGACCTTCATCTACCTTTCCTCCCTCCATGTTCAGTTGGAAGCCACCGGCAGACGTACTGATTCCGGGTTCCTCCACTTCCGCAATGCCCTGCTCTGCCTTCAGCCGCGCTATCTCCTCTTGTTTCCATGCATCATCCTTGCTGTCCCCATACAGCTCTTCTACCTGGGCCTCAATGCTCATCATAGGGACACCCGGCCTTGCCTTAGCCAGGGTCTCCACCTGGCTCTCAAAGGATGGGTTTGCATACTCTCCAAATGGGATGTCTACCTTGACCTCCTCCGCAGCCTTTCCATGCAGGAAGTTATATGCGTTGATGGTTGCCCCCACCAGCTCAGGCAGGGTTTCCTGCAGCGCCTCCACGATAGCGTTCCGGGTATACAGGGTAGCTTTTTCTTTCTCACGCTGAGCCTCAGCATTATCCAGCTTCTTGACATCAATGCCCAAAGTGCTGGGACTTATGACCCCCTGCAGACAAAGGTCCAGAGCTGTACAGTAAGATGCAAGATAACTGTCATGGGGTATTGCCGGCTGCACCACGTTGACCTTGTTATCCGCACTTTCTGACATGTCGTTATCAGAGGCAAAATACTGATTATCAAAAGAATTGGGGCGAATAATCTGCCCGGTCGCTGGGTCGTGCGGTATCAGGCACTCAGGTATATATGTTCTGGCTCGTCCAGCGCGTAGGGCATCCATCCACTGGGACCAGGCCTCGTCAAAGGCGTCAAAGCTGTCCAGCTTACCATCAAAGATGCCGCCGCCGCGTCCTTCATATTTGGTGGACTCATACACCTGCAAGGGTACTGCCAGGATGACATTATCATCAAACTTCGTGTCCTTGATGCCCTTGGTGGCGTCGATGGCATTGAGGGGCACTGGCACGTCGCCCTTATACAACTCATTATGGATGTAGCCGTATCCATAATGCTCATACAGGATGTACTTCCGGTGGTTCGCCTTATATGGAGTCTTAAACACAACTTCCTTCACCCGGTCCCGGTTCCGGACAATCTCAATTCGCTCCCCTGGATACCATTCAAGAATAGGGTACTCGCTGACAGTCGTATCAATCGTGACCTTAAAGGCTCCATCCCCGATGTACAGGACCTCCTTCAAAGCCTTCTCCATTTTACGAGTGAACTTATTATCTTTTGCAATGTCCTCCCACAGCTGCCGCTGCCGGTCATTATCCGCAAAGTCAAAGTCATTCATATCATCCAGGACAATGCCTGAGAGGATGCGGATAATCAGCCCAGGCAGACCGGTATGTATCTTGCGCATCTCCATACCCGGGGTGCATTTGCTGGCCCAGAACTTATATTTATCCGCATACTCCGGGGCCTGCTGGTACATCTGCTCCAGCTCGTTACCATCGCCACGGTACCATATGCGGTTCCGGATGGCGTTAGCCTCAAAGTCCAGTATCTCGTTAATCTGAATGCAGTTCCCGCTGGCCGGCACCACATTCAGCCAGGTACAAATGCCCCGCTTGATTGTCTCATTCATGTTATTCAGCCACCTCATTTCTTCTCAGCCTCCTCAAATCCAATCAGGTTCCGGTATGGTATCCACGCATACTGATTGGCATTAATGGTATGGTCGTTCCTGTCCTCTGGCTTGTCCTTCTCATCATCCCAGCTGTACCGGTCCAACTCGGACAGATGCTCCATGCAGGTATCAACTACCAGGTAACAGCCCTGCTGTATCCAGCCCAGCTGCAGGTTGATACGGTCCAAAATCTCCGGTCGCTTGTAGGAATCGTAAAAATTATACAGGCAGCCCTTAAGCCGCTTGTATTTGCGCAGCTCCGTGATGGTCGCCTGGTCCGCATTGTCTATGTACACATCCTTGGCAAATCCCCAATCCTTCCGGCACTGCTCCAGGAAGGCCACAAACTTGACTGCTGTGTCACTGGGGGCCAATGGGATATCAAGCTTGGCGTTGTTGTAGACCTTCTCAGCCAGGATGATAAGCTTCCTGTCCTCCGTGATTCCCTGGAATATCATGGCTATGGTATCTGGGGACTTGGAAGAGTAGGATGTGTCCAAAGCCGCCGTGAACTTTTTGAATTTCAGTGCCTTGGCCTGCTGGACTGTGACGACATGCTTAGACCGCTCAAAGTTGGAGAATATCAGTCCGGTTGCCTTACCACGCAGTCCCTGAATCTTATTCTTCCAGATTTTCGTTCCTTTCGGGGTATTGGTCATTATCTGTTCCAGTTTTTCCTTGCTCAGGCCCAGGTTATGGACAAAAGAAAAGAACCAATGTACCCAACCGGGTTTTGGTTCTTCTCTCAATTCCTCTATGATTTCTTTTGGCGTCTCATCCGCCCATTCCGGCAGCGGCCTGGAACAGTTGATATACTCCTTGTAGACATCCAGGCCAGAGTCATCCGGATTGAGCGTGGCCATCAGGTAATCACTCCGCATGGTGGCCTCACGCACAAACTCTATGTCGGCCGTGTTAATCTCATCAATGTACAGGCATCCGTACTGGCCGCCCAGGGCATCCTTCCACTTGCGCTTGTTGCCATAGCCGACAACAAAGATTATCTTATCGCCGCCGGATGTGTGGAAGAGGATGTGGGGCATGTTATAACCACCGCCGCCATTACCCTTGTACTCAACCAGCACACCGAAGTCATCCAGGATACCCAGGTCCTTCTGGATGATGTTCTTCTCGGCGGCGCCTGTATCATCCGCAGCCAAGATGTGCAGCTTCTTAGGGCTTTCAGCAACCTTAAGCATGAATTTGAACAGCCCAACCGTGGTCTTGCCGGCAGCAGTGGTGCCCTCCAGGAACTCCACCGGCGCGTCACACCAAAGGAACGCCTTGTACTTATCTGATAGTAATAATCTCTCTGCACTCATTGGCCACCACCGCGCATCTGCTGGAGCAAGTCATCCAGCTTGGTCTTTTCGGTATCCAGGCCACCAGACAGCTCCATCTTGTCCTTAAACATCCCCAGATGGCGTCCCAGGAGCTCCAAGGCTCTTAACCTGTCATAGGTTTCCACATTTATTCCAAACTTTGTTTCCTTGATTGCGGAGATAGCCGCCCGTTTTTCTTCTGTCAGTTCCGCTGTCGGGATTATCCTGACCACATCCCTTGTCCGCACCTGGCCAGTATCGGGATCCACCACATAAGAGTTATTACGGATGACCGGCTCTCGCACAACCTGTGCAAAATCGGTTCCGTTTACGCTGGCAATCTTGCGCAGTTCCTCCAATACCCAGTCCTGCGTAATCTCAGTACGCTTCTCCCGTTCTTTCATGCGCTCTTGTATATATTCCGCAACCTTAGCATTTCTTAGCATCCTGCTTCCGTTGACTGCTGCCGTATCATCCTTTTTGCAGCTCGGATACGCCACCTTGTAAGCCCTGGTGGCATTAAGGTCAATTAGGTATTCATCTGCAAATATCTTCTGTTTTGGCGTTAATGCCATCTGGCTCACCTCATTTCGTGTTGTTTTGGGTATAGAAAAGAGGCAGTGCAACCACCACCTCTCAATCAATAAAAATACTATTGTATCAAAATAGATTTCCCCGATGCAATTGCGTATTTCAAAATAATGATTTCAAAATGTTGTTCCCTATATTCACCATTAATAGCATATACCTTTACATTAACAAACAGACAACAATTTTCTTTTGCTAGGTCAAGGTTCCAAGTAGTATAACACATTTCTGGATATGCTTTACTGGATTCCCCCATATGCTGATCAGGAACCTCCCATATACTTAAATCAATAAGATTTTTTTTTGTCTGCTGTTCTATTATATTTTTTTCTTCAATTTCAATTTCACCTTTAACTATATCTATTTCTGTTTTACTTTTAAAACATAACGTTATAGATTTATATTTATCATTATGATTACATATCTTGCTATTTTCTCTATCAAAATATACTAATGGCAATGTCCTATCTTTTTCAATATCCAGCATACGTTTACTTATATCATTCGCTCTATCAGTTAATTCCATCATTTTATCATTAGTTAAATTTTGATGTTTCGATAGTTCAGTCAACTCAATATTTTGTTTAATCGCCAAAAAGCCCAAAATAATAGTGCCAATGAATGTTAGGGAATTACCAATATAGCCTAACAGTTCTCCTGCTCCAAACGCTCCTCCTAGCCATTCATACGGAGTTTCTATTTTATATATAATCTGGCAAAGTATGATCGGAATTATAATTATACAAAACAAGATTATAAACGCCACCTTTTTATGTTTGTCAACCCATTCTATAAATTTACCCATTCTATTTTCCCCTTTGCAGTTTTAATTAGCATACACCAAAATTCAACAAAAGAAAAGCACCCTCACAGATGCTTAACTTGGTTTTCTCTTCATATTCGGTCCCATACCTTCCCTGCGGGAGTTGTTATATTATTAAATAATCCTTGCTAAAATACTTAATCTAACTTATTTTCAATGCTTTTCCACAGTTTACAATATTCCAAACCTCTTTCCATATCTTCAATCTCTAATTTTGACAGATTTGAATTTTTCAGTTTATTTTGAATTTTATTCTCCCAGTCCTCTGGCCAATCAGGTTGAGTTTTACTATAGTCTTCGCCTACATGACCAGATAATATTCTTTTTAAATAATTACGCACGGCATAATGAACTATATCTGCCTCTTCTTTTGTAAATATATTCCCCATAGTGCTATCCTCCAATTGTTAATAATATACTCTTATAGTTTATCACTAAATCCGACAAATGAAAAGCCCCCACCGTATCAGCAGGGACATATTCAAAGGAGAAAATCAACGTATCTGGAAAACGCCATGGGGGATAAAACCAGATACCTATTGCGTACCCTGCGGCATTGTCCCGTTAAAGTACAGGCCTGTCTTATGAGGGATTACACAATACCGGTTAGTCAGCCGCCAGGGTGTGACACCTGGCGGCCGTTGCTTAAATGGGGGAGGATGCTTCCACCCTCTGGCTTCCGCATGATAGCATA